CCATCACACAGGTTTATAGCAAAATCCTAGCCGCAGCGTAAGAATTTTGCTCTCGTTTAAGTCTATCACTTATTTCTGTGTCTTTACCCTTAATATCCAATAAAGGTATACCAAATGTCTTAGCTAATACTGCTTTGCGGCCATGATAGGAATTCCTAAACATGCCATATTGCGAAGCATTAAGCCATCTGATATTGTCGAAGTCATTACTAAAATTACTTAGATTATTTTGTACCGCGTCATTTTCTTCTAAAGTTTGCAGGTTTACTAGCGTGCCACCAGGGTCATGAACTTCATTCACTCTATAATCTACTAAAGTTGTGGAAATGCCTACTTGTGTAGTTAGATAAAGTTGTTTAATGATTTTCTTTGCATATACTGCACTGACACCCTGCCTCACTAATCTCTTAGTATATGCTGCCACGCCCGGAAATTCTTTCACTATATCCCTTGTCTTTTTTCTGACCTCAGATTTTTCTTTAAACTTGGGTGTTACACTATAACGCAGGCTCTGTTGTGTGCAATACTTAGACAAACCACCATTACTATAGTGTGTATTGATTACCCGCACCATCTCTCTAGAATTCAACGTGCTGATGTTTTCTAAATGCTGCAATTGGCTATATAAAAGTCTATTTACTAACCTTTCATCACTACCACGTTGAATCAGCTCAATCCGTCTAGTATTCAATGCCTCCAATGTACTCCTAATATCATTAGGTATACTCGTTTCTGTTGCGCCGTGTACAAATGTAGAAACTGCTCTAGCCAAATACTGTGCACCTACTCCCTTAAGATGGTCAACTCTCAGAAATTCGGCAATCGCTCCAAGGTAGCACTTGTTCCGTTGGTACCTTATATTATTCCTCTTAGAGTTATTTAAAAAATCTAACAATTCATTTAAATTTAATACTCCTGCTAATACGTCATCTCCATTATGCGTACTAACCATATTATCATTGCTCCCCATACTTATTTTGGTATAAACATAATTAAGAACCGTGTTCATAAAGGTAGTTAATCGCCAACCCGATAATAGTGTACCAGCTGCTTCATACGACCTGTTCCTGTCATGGATATCTAGAATTCTTACATTTCCTAACGCCTGCATCACCCACTTGACACTCTTGATTTGATCATCAGACATATCTGCTTTAAAAATATATAGGTAAGCTTCCAACACCATTTGCATATTTATCGTACTATGTTGAGAATTAAAATCTTCAAAATCAAAACAAAATGGTATTCCGTTCCTAAGCACTTCTTTTACAGTATTACGTACATTACCCTCAGTAGCAGCTTTACCTATAGGAAATTTAGCCGCCAGCACATCCTCACAATCCGAAAATGCGAAAGCAGATAGTATGAAATTGGTTATATCTACTCCATATATTGATCTTTGTTTACCCCACTCATATTTGATTGAAGGCCAAGCTACCATACTTGGTGCTCTATCCAAGAAATGTATAACATCTTTTTCTTCCATTCTACTTAAAGCGTTCAGTTTGTTTCTACACTCTTTTTCTTCGTCTAAGTACTTATTATCTTCATCATATTGGGTATGATACACTCCCGTTGGTGCCCATTCCCACCTGCTTTCCCAGAAATCCGACCACTTCTTATTCCTAGGTTTCGAGCCAGTCATTCTTATGTCCGAAAATAACTCCAAACTGTACTTATAAATATCTACAGCAGGTATAGTACATACATTCGGTTTTGTCCTATGTTCTTCTTCTTCTTCCCAACTGATATTACCCATACCTCTATTTACTAATACCTCCATTTCAAAAAAAGGTGTTAAGTCAATACTAATTAAATTTTGAACCGCTTTAAGTTTAAGCGTAAAATACTTCTTGATCTTTAAGAAAAAGTCTTCTTCATTATTATATAACCAAGTATTAACATCTGATAAACAAAACATATCCGCTTGCTTGGGCGGTAGTAACATTAACCAAATCAGTAGACCACAGAAGAAAGTTTCAGTCAAGTCAAATTTTAATACGTTTTTAATAAGGTTTTTGTTTTTATATGTCTTGATTGCTATGTCCCTAGTTCCATACCTAGCCAATTCTTTAACTGTGATGTGCCGCAGATGGTATGCCGACACACGATCGACTCTCAACTTGCGGGTTCCATCTATTATAGGTGTAATTACCTCTAACATTGAATTTATTTCATTTTCATCTTGTTCAAACTGTGAATTATATTTACAAATGTTTTCATCTACGTTATAAATTTCCAAGAATTTCTCATATCGTACATCCTTGATATGTAAAATGCCTTGTGCCACTCTTGGTGTACTAATAAGACCATAACTAAATAAATCATGACCATACATTACTTTAGACAACCTTAACTTTACATCCTCACTAATATTATTAAGATACATTTCTCTGTGAATATACATTGCTGTTACATTATTAGAATTATAATATACACAAGAGACGTACACAGCCTGCTTTTCTAAAAATAGATATTTATTACCGACACCTTGCAGCCCTTCAACTATTTCAAATAAGATAAAATCGGCCTCTTCCAACTGACATACTTGTCCAATAGTATCTTTGACATCATTCCTTTTCTTTATATACATAGGTATACACTTATCATAAAATTTCGTCATATCGCCTAAGACTGGGCTACACTTCCTGAAGCCACCGGTGTCTCCTCTGACGTATTTTTCTCCTCCTGACTGATTATTGGTTCTTCCTCTAATAAGTCTAACGGTTTTCTTGCGCTGGGTAGAGGCAACCCTGCTTTTAGCTTCTCTAGGTAAAAAAAACGCTCTGAAATGTTAAATTTACTAACTACCGCGGTCACTATGTCTAATCCTTGCATTTCAACAAACTCCATCTTCCTAGGTATTTGTACATTTTCAAAATAGTCAAATACTGGTGGTGAATTATAATTTGTACCATCTAGCATCTCTACTCGACTGGTTATCCAGGTAAATCTAGTAATCTTATCTTGTGCCCATTGAAAGTCATCACCAAAACAATGCTCTCTTTCAGTGCTATTACTATATACATAATAAGCATTCTGCCTTACTGTTGGGGGAAACACAGGTGGTAAGGCTATACTAACATTATTTGCAGCATACATCTTATGTCTATTTAAACTGACGGGTGTTCTATAAGTTAGATCAAAACCGTTCCAACGATGTACCACGCCCATAGCCCACAAGTCCTTAAAATACACTCCCCTTTGGAATCTGCTATCCACTACTACCATATGTACTGGCGGTATGGCAAATTCAGCATTTAATGGTGTCCCTTGTAATAAGCTAGAGGCCAGTCCCACAATCAGGCTGGTAGCTCCAGGTGGTACCACTGAGTTCACAATCACATTTTGTCCGTTCAGATGGTAACCATAATCACCCAGATGTTCAATATCTATATGGCCGAATTTTACTATATTTTTAGATTGTTGTTCCATATCACCTATTATAAATGTACCAGCTCCTTTAAAGTTACACACTGGTACTCCAGTTGCTAATAGAGCACTCTGTATTGCCGTCACCCTTTCATGTGGGTTCAATTCTTCATTACCTGCACTATTTTTAAGTAGCAAGAGCTGGGTAGTACTTTCCGCATTATAACGTAGTAGATATTCACCCCAGCTATATGCTGCAACCAGTAAGGCAGATTCTACGAACATGTGTCTTTTATTCATAAATACATTGTCATACATTTCTAGAGCTTCCCTAGTTATACAAACAGCTTCTCCCCTTAACAAGTGTGGGAATATAGCTCTTTTAAGTCCTAGCTGTGGTAGTGCGATTCCTCTATCTAGGTTTGTCCACCAATGACTCTCTACAGTTTCAGTGCTTGGTTGTGACACCCAGTCTTTAAGTAAAATTATCGCATTATAGAATTCCTGGTGCCACCTGTGAGTAGTTATTAATTTTTTAAGACAGTTCAATACTTCTGTTTCTCTTATATTGTCTGCATTACCTCCAGGCCCTGGTGCATTAAATGCTACAACTCTATTACCCGCCTGCATCATAGTAAATTCTTGATCAACCAAGAAGGGCGTATTACGTGTATTTCCTTGCAAAGACCACTCAAGTATTGACATTTCACGCTCGGTTAGACCTGTACAGTCTACGAAACCATCCCTGTTTGTTAACATAGCAATAACTTCGTCTTTGTCAGGTATTACATTTTTTGTTGCTGTAATGATCGGCAGCATTGGTGCTGATATGCCATTAACTTCCTGCGGAACTAAAAACTTATTATGAATAAAGTCTAGGTGGTCTCCGAAACAGTTACCCGATCTAGAGTGCCCATCATTATATTCATACATCTTCCAATATTTAAGTGTTAATTCTAAACCTTCTACTTGTCTAGGATCTAAAGTTTTAGCATTGATAGCCGTCACCAGATCTTGGTTTAGATCATTCAAATACCTCTTAATCTCTAACATATACGATAAGCTGTCACGATACATGCAAGATACCCCTGTTATTCCTTTAGTTATCAGGTAAGTTCTAAATCCATCAAAAATCAGGTCTTCTGTCAAACCATACCATGATACCAAAATATCAGCCCCAATGACAATCCTCATAGTATGAACATTCATGCGATTAGCGATCACCATCTTATAATACTTCATTAGAAAGCAAAAAATCAAGGCAGTGGAGTTATCATAGAACTGGTTAGTTAGTGCAGCTTCAATAAAATTATTGAGCCGCTGCTCCTTAATGTCTGAATTGGAATTCATCTCTTTGAGTGACTTGAGTATAGCAGTATGACTCAGCATACCCGTTGTAGTCAGCATTTCTTTATTCAAGCCAAAATACGACGTATTTCTAACAGAAAAATGTACTTGCCCTCTTTTTCCAAAAATCGTAAGATTAACTAAACTCTTAACCATCTTCCTCATCTTACCCACTCCATCTGACGTTTTTTTTAAAGCGCTAGACGTTATGCGCTCTAAGACCCTGACTTCTTCTGGGTCTCTTTCATGTTTGCGTTGGTCATCAACGTACCCATCAAACTGTAAGCTTTTATAGGTACGCAATGTAAATACACCATCTATAAATTTAGTTGGCAAATTACCAACTGGGATAAATTGTTTTAAAAAGTTCAACATTGTGTTTGAGTGTAGAAGTGTACTTCTGTTCGTTTGAAAATGTGAATGCGGTTTTAATGGCTAT